TCAGACATTCTGTTCACCCCTCAGGCTGGCGGCGAACTTTTCAGCATGTTCATATCCGCTTAAGAATGCAGCGCGGCTAGTGGCAAACTCCATTACACCCTGCGCCTTTATCTCGTTAAGTGCCTTATCCGTCGCGATAAATGGATTTTCGGCATTAACATCACGAGAAACGTGCATGTTTATTTCAGATACATAATCAAGAGGGATGCTGGCACACATGCAATTTTCACCCTCATCAACAAACTCAGAATGATTTTCGCTGATGTCAGTGAGCAGTTTTAACATCACTGCATTTTCGCCAATCAGCTGCTGCACCCGCGCAATAGTGTCACCTGCGACTGCGCCGGTAATGCCCAAAGCCTCGGCAATCAGCGAACAAGTATTGAGTGCTGTATTTAGGTCATCCTCAAGGCTGGCAATGGTTGCCTGGTACTGTGGTTCACAATAATGATGGCCACTAAAACCGCGCTTCCATGTAAAACCGCATTCGCATTTGCAGATATCGTTATCTGGTTTCATCACTGTTTCCTCGCCAAGAGAACGCCATCAACTGGCAGGCATTCATATTCAGGTGGCAGACCTTGCTGCTGGATGTCGGCTATACAGTTCTTATCATCCGGATAGACGTAGCCTTGCGCCTCGTACTGGCACGGTTGGAAGGTGTAGCAGACGAGTAGAAACAGGCCGTACATCATGATTGGGTGGCCACGGTTAACTCATTGAAGCGCGCCAAGAAAGCGATCCGCGCATCCCGTGATGACATTGGTACTATTGCCATTTCTGCTGGTGGAATACCTGCCAGCATGGGCCACTCTTTACCATCATCGATGTCTAACTCTTGGCGCTCGGTGGTCAGCATCACCAGATCGCAGTAGTGGACGACTTCGGACATTTCGGCAGGCAACCCAAAGGTTTCACGAATGACGGTATCGACCTGCTGCTCAATAGCCTGGTAATCAAGCAGTAGGCGTTTAAGAGGTGAGGGGATATCTTTGCAATATGCCTCGGTTGCATCATGCAGTAGGGCTTCAAGGGCAAATTCTTCTGGCACAATCGTGCTTATTAACAAGCAATGTTGGGCCACACTATAGAAATTAGGCAGGTGACCGGCAAAGCGGCATTCATGCGATAACGCCTGAGCGATATCTTCAATACAAATGCTGCTGGCCAGTGGTTTTAAATAATCAAAATCTAACCCTGAATAAGTCGTAATATAAGACATAAATATACTCCACACGGTTTTTAGGTAATACCCCGCCAAATACCCCATTGCTGGGATATTTGAAGTGATACTCTTTAATTGAGGTTTAATTAATTACGCTTTGAATTTACCAATAAAGGTTTCCACTTCGACGCCTTTAAATTTATTGGTAAGCAGTTCCAAAAATTCAACAGCTATCTTTTCTTTTTCTGCTTCCAATTGAACAATGCGTAATACTAAAACCGGAACATTGCCGCCGGTGAGAATGCTATAGCGCAATTTAAAACGACGTTCACCTAATCCCTCATAGGGAATACATTTAAATTCAAATGCCGCTGGCATAACGTCTTTGCTTTTGGCTTCCACACTTTCCATTACAGATCGTTTCGCGCTGAAGTCCTGGTCTTCATGATCGGCTGAGCTGGTTTGTTCAATGGTAATGCGACGAACGGCACCAACGGCTTTCTTTATATCCAGCACTACACCATCAGCATCAAAGGCCAGCAAGAACTCACGGTAATCTTCCAGCCATTCAGCAAGTTCTTTTTGCGTCTGTTTGCGACCATCAATATTAAGCAGTTCACGGAATGGCGCGGTTTTCTTGAGTGACAGACTGGCAGTGTTATCGGCATGACCGGGATTTTCCAGCGTGCCAATATTAAAGATGGTTTCTGCGCGCATTTCATCTGCATCAATAAAACAGCGAACACCGTTACCCGCATAGCCAGATGAATATTTCACGTATTCATCAATACTGCTGGTTTCCATCGCACCACGAAAGCGGTAGCGCTCCAGATTAAATTGCTCAAGACTTTTAACGCTAACACCAGCAGGTAATGCAATGGTATCGCAAGCTGTGGAAGATAATTGCTTTTCAATTATTGAAGTTAAAACCATATCGCGAATTTCGGTAATAGCCGATGAATCTAATTGCTGAGACATATAGAGTCCTTAATAAATATAATTTGATAATGGTAAATGAATTAATTAACGGTTTTTAATTTTCCGTCAGTCTCACCTTTAATGGTGAATAACTGGCCCTGATCTTCCTGCATAATTGCCAGCTTGCCGCCTTTGCCAACATACATAGGCGTTTCGGTGGTATCTTCCTCGGAGGATTTTCCGCGCGGTGTTGGGGTGGTGAATTTCAATTTATGGGCGATCATGACGCGCTTTTCTTCCATTGAATTACTCATGCGAGATAAATCAAATTCAATGGTGACTTTACCTTTACCACCATTATTCAAAACACCTAACGCGGCTGCATTTAAAGCGGCAGATATTTTGTTTTCGAAAATACCGGCATCCAACTCTCCAAGAAACTCCGGTACCACGGTTTTTCTGTCTTCACTCATCGGGGCGACCCTCAGTAATGCAGTTCGCACTGCGTTGTTTACTCCACACACAGAGAAGCACTCCGATCCGGGGGCTTTATACTGTACGGGTTTAAAGGGATAACCCGCCCGGAGCACTTCTCTGTGTGAAAAGGGCGGCTGGCCTAATCTGGTGTTGGCAGGCGCAGCCGCTAAAGACACAGCACAGCAATGGAACAAGGTATTACTCAAAGATAACGTCTAAAACTTCCTGCAAATCACCATCACACAGAGCGATATAACCGGCTTCATGCATACGCTGGAGCCACTCGATATTGATATTTCGAAACTGAGACATTGATTTACCCCTTACTGGCCATTTTGATAAATTCAGCTTCATACTTCACGAACGGCACATAGAAGATGGTCAATTCACCGGGCTTATCACTTTGTTCGTAACCAGCTGGTGAGAAGATTTTGTCGAACTTAACCGCGGCTTCCCGCACTGCTTGTTCTTCACCTTCGAGGCACATCAAGACGCGCATTTTGCCGATTGTTATTCCTGCGGTGTCGCCTTGGTATCTGTAGCCTTTCATGCCTGTTACTCCACACTGTTAACCCTGCTAAGCGAATCATCCGGTGTATGCCACTGGCAGCTACTACGTGGGCGTCCTGCCTGTCCGCTGTTGATGCATTAAATCTAATTTAACTTAGGTTTTGTGTCAATATTAAATCTAATAAAACTTAGCTTTATGGGTATAAGACTCTATAAAGAGTCGAATTTTAGTTAGAGTTCGTACTGTACGCCGCGAACTACACCGATGATGGTGCAATTGCCATTGATTGGAATATTGTTATAACGTGGGTTTAGTGGGACTAAGTATTTGTGAGGGCCATCGATGAGAAGTTTTTTTACGGTAGCTTCGTCTGTACCAGCTAACCGAGCAACGACTATTTTACCGCTTGCAGCTTCAACTTCAGGATCAACAATAACAACCGCACCTTCTGGAATACTGGGTAATCCATAAGGGTTGGTCATGGAGTCGCCTTTTACACGCAAGCCAAAAGAGGTCGGCGAAACTCTCAAGCCTGTATCCATCCATTCATCAACGTTATCAATGATTTCCGCTGCGGCACTTTCTGTAAAAGCACCAGCCTGAACCCAAGAAAGAATAGGTATACGACGCACGCTAGAAATTACTGGCTCAGCGCCGCCAAAATCAACGCCATAAAGAATATATCCCTCAGATGTATTGAAGAATTTTGCTAATTTAATTAATGATTCGCCCTTGGGTACGTTGAGGTCTTTTTCCCAATAACCAACGGACACATCAGAAACACCACAATAAACGCCTAAGGCTTTCTGTGTTGTTTTTGATGCTGTTCTTAGCCGTTTAATACGCTGTCCAACAGATTCCATGAACTTATCCTAATCAACATGAAGCTAAGTTATCTTAGTTTCAATTGACCAAAGATAAATTTGCTTTTAATATCTAAGATAACTTAGATGGAGGGTGCTATGACTACTGATGAATTAGAGAACTATTTCGGCGATGCAAACCTCGTTGCTGAATTTTATGGGGTGTCGCCTGAGGCCATTTACCAATGGAGAAAGCGACCAGGGCGATTAATTCCAAAAGGTCGAGCGGCAGAGGCAGCGCTAAGAACAGACGGCGCTCTGAAGTTCAATCCAACTCTCTATAAAAACAATAGAGCTTAATAAGCCCCAGTTAAACCACCAAAGAGAGAGAAACATTGTGGATAACAAAGACTTTCCAACTCAGTCGGATATTAGCGACGCGATACACCAACTGATAACTCAGACACCGGGCAAGTATGACGCGATGGCTAAACAGTTATGCCCACTGTCCGGTACTGAGAATGCATTACGTAACCGCGTTCGTCAGTTGGCAGGGCAGGTTGTGCCGCTGGGGATGGCCATAGAAATGGAATCAATTTCTGGCCGCTCTGATATCACAGAGGCCATGTGTAAGCGTGCTGGTGGTGTTTTCGTGAAGCTGCCGGAAGTGAATGACATTGGCAACGATGAGCTACTGATCAAATTTAACGATCTGCTGGTGGCTTTGGGTGATTTTGGCCGTGCTCATAACGAATTTACATCAGATGGCATTTTAGATCGTGATGAAACTAAGCGGCTGAAAGCTAAGGGGTATAAGGCGCAGTCGATTATTGCAGAGATTGTGGCTGTGACGGTGATGTTATGGGGTGACGCCCCAGTGTGCGGCACTGAGGCGTCGGGTGCATTAACTAAACGTGTGGAGTAATTAACGCATGAACATTGTAGCGGCTAAACGTTCTATTCCGCAACTGCGTTGCGTTTGTGTCAGCCCGTTCCGGTATGAACGAATGATAAGGGGCCAGTGGAAACCGTGCAACCACAGCAGGGCGCATGGAATTGTGGGTGTGGTCTGCCGTAAGTGGGGCCGCGTATGACTAATCCCGGCACGACCACCAACCCCATCCAGTTGCTTGATCGGTATTACAACGATAAGCGCGGTATTCGCGTTCACGTTATTGGCTACGACAGCGCTACGGGCCAAGTCATTTTTCGTCGTGATGACTATGAGCATGACTGTTCAATACCCATCCGGCGTTTCAGGAAAGAATACAAGGCGGTTGTATGAGTCGGATATTCGATGTCGTTAAGGCTCTGTCTGGGCAGAAGAATTTCATAGTCATACCATCGCCATACTTGGATTTTTTCAAGGGTGACCCCCAGGCTCACTTATTGGGGGCGATTTTAAATCAGTTGGTGCATTGGTCTGGGGTGGAATCTAGCCTCGATAATGGTTGGTTTTACAAGAAGCATGAACAGCTAGCGGAAGAGATTAGAGGTGTTACTGACGATCAGGTTCGCAAGGCTGTTAAAAAGCTTGTCAGTAGCTATCTTCCTGATGCTATCGAAACAGCTACTCGTAAGGTAAACGGTACACCGACAATGCATTATCGCCTTAATGGCGATGTGCTAATTGCTAAATTATTCCCGTCAGAACTGGATTCGGCAATATCGCCGAATGGAAACGGCAGTATTGCCGAATTGAAACGGCAAAGAAGCCAAATGGATTCGGCAGAAAAGCCGCAAGGAAACGGCAATATCGCCGAATCCTATCTTTATACAGATCATTACACAGATCATAACTTACAGATCAATAAACCCTCTTCGTTGCAGAATTCTGACGAATCCCGCAACCAAGAAAAAAATGATTTTTTATCAACACATCCTCAAGCTGCGATCTACACCCCATCTGGCAAATCATGGGGGACAGCCAAGGATCTGGACGCTGCAAAATGGATATTTACCAAAATTCGCGTTGTGAATGCCACCGCTAAAGAACCCAACTGGGTGGAATGGTCGAATGATATCCGCTTAATGCACGAACAAGATGGCCGCTCTCATCGTGAGATCTGCGAACTCTTCAAATGGGCTAACACAGACTCATTCTGGAAAGCCAATATCTTAAGCCCTCGCAAACTCCGCGTTAAATGGGATGAACTGGTGATGCGCAGTCAGGCAAAAGTAGCTGTTGCGCCAGTTATCGACAATAGCGAACGCGACTCAGCTTATAAGCGTTTTATTTCAGGTACCGGACAAGATGTTAAGCGCAGTGAGTTAGAAATCAAGGTTGGCTTAGAAGCTAGCAAAGTTGGCGTGCGTTCTATGGGGGCCAGTTTTGCGGTTGTTCGCTGGAATGCTCTCTGGAAAGAATGCAGCCAGCGCGTGAACGGGGAGGCAGCAGCATGACCTATCAAATCATTTATGCAGATCCACCGTGGCCTTACCGTGATAAAGCCAAGAGCGGGCAGCGTGGCGTTGATTTCAAATATAAGACTATGGATCTTGCTGATATCTGCCGTCTGCCTATATGGGAGCTGGCAGGTGAAAGCTGCCTGCTTGCTATGTGGTGGGTGCCCACTCAACCGCTTGAAGCATTAAAAGTTGTCGAGGCTTGGGGATTCCGGTTAATGACCATGAAGGGCTTCACCTGGCACAAGACCAACAAATTAAAAGGGAACAGCGCTATCGGAATGGGCCATATGACCCGCGCCAACAGTGAAGACATGCTATTTGCAGTAAAAGGGCGATTGCCTGAGCGTTTGAATGCGTCCATCTGTCAACACCAGACCGCGCCACGTGGTGAGCACAGCGCCAAACCTGATATTTTCCGTGATCTGCTTGTTTCTTTGTTGGGTGATGTTCCCCGCATTGAGCTGTTTGCCAGAACACAGGCTGAGGGCTGGGATAGTTGGGGTAATGAGTGCATCAATAGTCTGGAATTAACCCCTGCCACTATTCTGCCTGCACCACAAAACCAGCCACAAAATATTCCTGAAATTATTCCGGTACCGGAAACCGGCAACACCGTCTGGCCGGTCGAAGTGAATCTGTATTTCAGTAAGGTATCTGGTACCGCTGAATTACCAGCCGATCTGCAACATAAAATTTTAGGTAATATCAATCGCATGAAATTAGACGGTATTCCGTCCGATGCCATCATTGCCGCCGCCACAACACTCACCGCCGCTATGGGAGCAACAGCATGAAAGAAATCATCGTAGATAATTTTGCCGGTGGCGGGGGTGCTTCTACCGGGATCGAAATGGCAACGGGGCGCAGTGTTGATATTGCAATCAATCATGACCCGAATGCTATCGCCATGCACACCACCAATCACCCCGACACCCTGCATTATTGTGAATCGGTATTCGATATTGACCCAGTAGCCGCGACTGCCGGCAGACCTGTTGGCCTGGCATGGTTCAGCCCAGATTGCCGCCATTTCAGTAAGGCGAAGGGTAGTAAGCCAGTTAAAAAAGAAATCCGTGGTTTAGCGTGGGTTGTTGTGCGTTGGGCTTTGGCGAAAAAGCCTCGAGTAGTGATGCTGGAAAATGTCGAAGAGTTTAAAACGTGGGGGCCGCTAATTACTGCTGAAGATGGTACCGAACATCCTGATCCAGCTCGCGCGGGTGAAACATTCGCCGCATTTGTAGCGATGCTGACTACGGGCATTGATGCCGAACATCCTGCGCTACAAGAGTGCTGCGAGGTTTTAGGTATTGATATCAATAGCATAGATGCTAATCGACTGCGGTCTGGTTTGGGATACATCGTTGATCACAAAGAACTTCGGGCCAGTGATTATGGTGCGCCGACCATCAGAAAGCGCTTTTTTATGGTGATGCGTTGTGATGGTTTGCCAGTGGTGTGGCCTGAGCCGACTCACGGCGATCCTAAGTCGTTGGATGTTCAAAGCGGCCACCGTAAACCGTGGCGCACCGCCGCCGAGTGTATTGATTGGTCAATCCCTTGCCCGAGTATCTTCGAGCGCAAGAAACCGCTGGCAGAGAACACACTGAAACGTATTGCGCGTGGCATTCAGCGCTTTGTTATCGATAACCCCACGCCGTTTATCGTGAAGTGTAACCATACCAGTACCAAAACCTCATACGATTGTTTCCGAGGGCAAGCGCTGGATCAGCCATTGCAGACTATTACCAAAACTCACGGCTATGCGGTTGTTACCCCTCATATCACTAAATTCAGGACTGGTGCTACTGGGCAGGAATGTGATGAACCCTTGCCGACCATCACTGCCGGTAGTTCGACTCGTCCGGGTGGTAACGGTCATGCGCTGGGAATGGTAGAAGCCACATTATCACCAATCATTGCCCGTATCGGTCAAACCGGTTTTGGTGGCGATCGCATGGCGTATGAAGCGGGTAAACCACTAACGACAATCACCAGCAAGGCTGAACACCTTCTTGTCGCCCCGATCATTGCTCGTGAGTTTGGTAACAGTGTGGGGCATGTGGTTGATGAACCAAGCGGCACTATTACGGCGGGCGGCGGTGGCAAGTCTCGGCTTGTTTCTGCGTTCCTGGCTAAACACTTCGGCGGCAACTATACCGGCCCCGGTGCTGATTTAGGCCAGCCAGCCCATACGGTAACAACTGTTGATCATCATGCCTTGGTCACATCCAATCTCATTAAAATGCGAGGTACAAATACGGGTCAAAAAGTTACAGAACCGCTCCAAACTGTTACTGCAGGTGGAAATCATTTTGGGGAGGTTCGCGCCTTTTTACTGAAATATTACGGTAATGAGAAAGAGGGCGTTAGCCTGAATGATCCCCTACACACAGTTACCACCAATGACCGGTTCGGCCTGGTAACGATCGAGGGCACTGATTACCAGATCATCGATATCGGCATGCGCATGTTGCAACCTCATGAGCTTTACGCCGCGCAGGGATTCCCGAGCTGGTACATCATCGACCGCGATTACACCGGTACTAAATACGCTAAAGATAAACAGGTAGCCCGCTGTGGTAATGCGGTGCCACCGCCGTTTGCTGAAGCTCTGGTTAGAGCCAATCTCCCAGAAATGTGCGGGGAACGTAAAGAGGTGGCAGCATGAAACTATCCCATTCTGTTGTGACTATGAGTAGTCGTGAAGTCGCTGTACTGGTAAACAGCAAGCACGGTGATGTGAAACGCTCTGCAGAACGCTTATATGCTGGTGGCATTTTAACCGCGCCGTTGGCGCAGTTCGAATTTGAGCATAACGGCAACCGATATTATGAGTATCGGTTTAATAAACGCGACTCACTCGTATTAGTTGCCCGGCTCTCACCTGAATTCACCGCTGCAGTGGTTGACCGCTGGCAAGAGCTGGAACAGAACCTGATCCCTCAAACTTTGCCAGAGGCATTACGCTTGGCTGCTAATTTGGCAGAAGAAAAGCAACAGCTTGAGAATCAGCTTTCTATTGCTGCGCCAAAAGTTGAGTTTGTCGATCGCTACGTTAAGGCTACTGGCTCAATGGTATTTCGTCAGGTTTGTAAGTTGTTGAGTGCTAGAGAACCTGAATTCAGGCTTTTTCTTATGGATAATCGCATTATGTATCGGTTATCCGGCGGGTTGATACCGCATCAACAGCATATTGATGCTGGACGGTTTGAAGTTAAAACCGGTACCAATCAGATAAATAGCCATGCTTTCACTCAAGCTAGATTTACACCAAAGGGCGTCCGCTGGGTTGGTGGCTTGTGGATTGAGTATCTTGCCAAGAAAGGTGCTGCATGAGGGCATTATTAACCCCATTCATCCAGAAAGAACTTGGTGTTGTGATACTGAAGCCGGGTGCTGAACTGCTGCCATATTTATCTGGGCGCTTGCTGGTGGCCACTGAACCGGAGGAATTTAAATCACTTCCATCCGGTCGGCTACCATCAACCGATCAGCAACTGGCTAATGATCCGCGCTTATTGCCATTTTTTGAGCACGAAAGGGTGCTTAATGCTGCTGGTGGGCCTCGAGTTCTTGAAGCATGGGTTAAGCAGCTGAAAGAGTGCCAATGGCATGATCCGGATGATACTCATGTCCACAATCTCACGACATTGCGTTATGGCCAGCGTTCTATTCGTTTGTGTTGGCATCACGATAATAAGCTGAGAGAGCATACACTTCCCCGATTAGACCAATTAGCAACCGGCAATCTCATTACTTGGATAATCTCAACCGTATGCGGTCATTTTCGGCTTCCGGAAGGCCACCAGCTCACTATGCCGGAATTATGCTATTGGGCAGTGGTTAATGAGGTTTATGACTTATTACCAGATTCAATTGCTCGAGCAAGTTTGCGGATGCTACCAGCAGTAATGAAATCGGGGCCAACGAGGGAGAGCGATATCACTTGGACGCCAAACCCGACACAAATCATTGAAAACAAAGTTGAGCAGGTTAAGAAAGTACTGGCACTGAAAATTGATGCTGAGCCACCAGCCAGCTTTATGCGCATCCCTAAGCGGCAGCGTTGGGAGAGTCGTAAATGGCTCACATGGGTTAAATCCCAGCAATGCTGTGGGTGTGGCAGTTCAGCGGATGACCCTCATCACATCATTGGCCATGGACAGGGAGGCATGGCTACCAAAGCCCACGACCTATTCACCATCCCTTTATGCCGCCTCTGTCATGAGGCATTGCATGCTGATATGCATACATGGGAAGCGGAGCACGGTAGCCAGGTTGTGTTGTGGTTTCATTTTATGGATCGGTCTATTTCGATCGGGGCAATGGCTTGATGGTCTTAATGTGTGGAGTAGAAAAATGAACCAGCAATATCTCCAGTATGTTCGAGGTGTATTGTCTGTTGCCCTTGCTGATATATGCGGAAACAGCAAGGGACAATTAGCGGCGTTCGATGGTGCGGCACTCGCGAGAACTACACGGTTCAAGCGCCAGCGGATTAGGAGTGTTGAGGTAGATGGCCGGAAAGTTTGCCAAGAGACAGAGCCAATGAATTGCCCAGAAACCCGCTCACGCAAAAGCCAAATCACCCCGATAGATCCACTAACCTATTGCACCAGTGCATGGCGTAGAGCTGTATTCAAGTTAAAGCCTCATCAGGCTGCATGGATTCGCTATTGTTATTCGTACGATCTGACATTCGATTACCAGGTAGAGATATGCCGCTACATATGGAATGAGTATCAGCCGCAACTATTACAAAAGTCAGTCACAACAAAAGTACGCCGAAGAGTAGAAAGCCTTGTGTGGCTTGCGGTGCAGCAATCAGCGGGTATAGGTCACTTGCTACATGGGAAAGAATATTCATATTCAGAGCTGGCTGGGTTGGTTGGTGTTCAGCGTAATAATTGGACAATGCATTATGCATCGCATTGGGAGTCTCTATTGAAGTTAGTTGAAGCGTTGGATGCTAATTCTCTTAATTGCGTCGTAAGTCACAAATCAGGAAGATAGCAACATTTAGCGACATGATGCTTGCAAAAGTGAACAAATTAAGCCATATTTAGAGCATGTTTGATAAGTTGCTACTAATTTAATTTATAACCTCGCTTCGGCGGGGTTTTTTTATACCTACATTCGCCTGAGCATCACTGAATAACGGGTTCATATCCCAATCAATTCCAGACATTGTTGCAGCAATGGTTGGTGCTCAGTCGAATGTGGTGAATGCAGGCACCGATGTGTGGGGATACAAGTGGAACACCAGTGAAACGACGTCGGCGAATTCCCCATCACCACAGAAGTACACTAAAAGGTATGCGGTCAGCACATTGGTAGGTGTTGACGCCGGAACCGTAACCGGCTTCACATTCGCCTGAGCATTACATACCAACTTTAATGTTAGCTCCAGTAAGGGGTATTTTAGGGCTTAGTTAAGCGTTTGACGCAGGTGCTAACGAAACTTATACTATTGACAATAGATTTGGGAATGAAGAGGCGGCTCCCAAAAATAAACCGCCAAGTTGGTCACTTCGGCTTAGGCCTGGGACTCCAACCGCGTCGGCTGAGAGGTCGGCACTCACTTAACTTCTTTCCTTGCTGGTAATGGATTTTTCAACTTAACTGGTTTGGTTTCGATGTCTCGAATGCCTCGCGTTTTGTCGTAAAATAGCCAGACATTGAATTTCCTTTCCGATGGCCATGTGTCATACGTAAGAGAATTCCATCCAAGATTTTCTGCAATTTTGTTTGCTAAAGTCACCTTAGCGTCTGAAGATATTTTCCCTTGGTATGCGCTCATTATGGCACCGAGGAAAAAGTCAGAGATTTGAATGTTTTCAGATGATTTAGAATCTTTGGTGACAACGGAAGTTATAAGGTTTTTAGAACCGTGTTGAAGAAATAGCATGTTATTAGCAATCACATGAAACGCTTCATCGGCTTTTTTGTACCTAGATGCAATGGGATCAACTTCTACACGGAAGTTACAATCACGCTCTGGGTGAGCTCGCAAAATACTGGAAATTTTAGTTGTTATTAATTTAGTGAAATGCTTTCGCATGGCTAGATCGTAATCGCCATTGTGGAAACTTTTGTTAACTATAGATTTTTCAACAACAATGCAGTGAAACGCGAGCCACTGGTGTTTGAAGAAAAGTTCAATTAAATCAATATGGAATGGAAGGTATTTTTTAGAGTTAGCTTTTTGCCATTTTATTTCCTGAAAATATCCGTGTTTTTCTCGAACATCACGAATTAATTTCGCAAAGTCACCACGGCGTTGATATTTCATCCAAAGGCTACCGAAGCCATAAAATCGTTGTCCATCGATACCGGACTCATCGCAGGCTACATGCCAAATGACTTTTCCCGGATTATCCGTACCCATGCTGCCCCTTGCGCATATCATGAAAACTTAAGTTATGTTTAATATTTAATCACAGATATAACCTATTGATAAAGATCGTTTTTGCATTATTGGACTAAAAACATACGGCTAACTTAGTGATTACGGGAATTTTATACTGTTCATACATAAAGGCTGCGCTATTGCGTGGCCTTTTCCGTTTTAGCCCATCAGTCACCCAATCAACTCCACACACACTATTAACAGATGAGTGGCTGCACTGGTGGGCTAAATTCCTTAACTACGCGCCCAACCCGCTGACCGGGAGGGGGAGATCATGAAAATGAGCAATATCGCTTCTAATGCTTCCTACCTGGCGTCGGGTGGTAGTTTTATTTTTTGGGCTAAAGAGCTGATTGCTGGCTTCACCCCTGATGAGTGGACGGTGATTGGTGTGCTTGGTTCGTTATTCTTTATGGCTTTGACATTTTTGCTTAATGCTGGCGTGAAAATTTGGGACAGACGCCACGGCTATAAACCGGATGGTGAGTGATGGCCTCGACAAAAAGCAAACTCAGCGCTGCGGTTCTTGGCTTGGTTTTAGCAGGTGCGCCAGCATCAATTATTCTCAGTCAATTTCTGGATGAGAAAGAGGGTAACCGGCTTTCAGCTTATCCCGATGGTAAGGGGCTTTGGACTATCTGCCGTGGCGCCACAATGGTTGATGGCAAACCGGTAGTGAAAGGGATGAAGCTGTCAGCGGAGAAGTGTGCTGCGGTGAATCAGCTAGAGGCTGACAAGGCCATAAGTTGGGTAAAGAAAAATGTCCGGGTGCTGCTGACTGAACCACAGATTGCCGGTATTGCTTCGTTCTGCCCCTATAACATCGGCCCGAGTAAATGTTTCACCTCCACGTTCTATAAAAAACTCAACGCTGGCGACCGTAAAGGCGCATGCGCTGAAATCAAACGCTGGGTATATGACGGTGGTAAGGATTGCAATATCCGCTCAAATAACTGTTACGGGCAGATAGAACGCCGCGCACAGGAAAGCGAGCTGACCTGCTGGGGGCTGGATGAATAAAGCCATCGGATTAGTTATTGCTGTGCTGGTGGTTATTGTGTCGGTTCTGCTCTTTAACAGTAACCGTCTCTCAAATGATATCCAAAAAGCGGAAAAAGCGCTGAGTGATGAGCAAGCCACAAACACAGTTCTGGGCAACATCATTAATGAATACCTGGCGAATGAAGCCGCCAACCGTACAGCCACCGCCCGCCAGTTAGAGAACGAAAGGAAACTACGCAATGAAAGTGAAGATCGGCTTAAGCGGTTTCTGGCGGCGTCGTCAGATGATAAGTGTGCTATTCAGCGCATGCCTGACGCTAGCATTAACATCATGCGCGAATAAAGCGGCTTCACGTCCACCCGCTAGTTGCCCCGTATTGCTACCGCCAGAATCAGCATTAACAGAATGCGAGGTACCGGAATTCGTCGGCACTACTTGGGGCGATAGTGGGCTGTATGCACTGGCTCTGAAACGTGAGCTACGGATCTGCAAGGGGCGGTTGGATGAGGTTATTGGCTGGCGGCAGAGTGCGGGGAGGAAAACGTAATGTATGACTTACCGAGTGCAGTGATGTTTATTGTATTTGGTTGTTAGTTTTATCAACATTATTTTTTCTTGGAGTTGACCTTTATTGATAATGTTATTAGGTATAATCGATAAAGGTCAATTGAAAATAAAGTTTATTAACAAACCGCTAATCGATAAAAGGCACATTAGTTATTTTGAGCGACTAATCATTATAAAAATAGTATTCCTAGTTGAATTAATAAAGGTGATAGTGCGCTGAGAATTGTTACATGATCAGAAATGCTAGATACAGCCTGAGTGTATTTATCTTTGAAGGATGGAGTATTAATTGAACCCTTCATTATATTTATATTGTCGATCACTTCATCTAGCTTATCTTCAGTTACATGTCCTCTAAGTTGAAGTAGCTCTCTGTCTATACTATCTAAGAGATGTAATGCTTCGGCAGATATGATGACGTTATTTGATATACTTGCAGAGGGACTGTCTTTTACAACTATTCCATAGGTATTTCCTATTGAGGTGTTGTTTTCAATAGTGGGGTTCTTACAGCTCACAACTGTTATACCGGTAGTTGCTATCTCTGAGTTTTCGGGCATCGTACGATCCTTTCGGTTTGGATGATAAGCAGGAAATAAAAATAGCATAAACTGGATTTATATTCTTAAAATTAGTTTAATTTATTGATCTTTAATGTTTTTATGTTTGGTTTTTTGAGCGCAAGAATAAGCTAATCTACTATCAACAGTGGTTTGAATATAGTCACTTTTGATTAGTAGTCTGAACATTTACGTGAGTATTTTCGTGATCGGGTTAAGCATTACTGGGGAGTGTCTAAGAACTTCTGTCGGATGGAATACACCACCCCGCCAGGGAAGAGGTAAGCCTTAAGAGTTCTTACCTAACCTACAATAAGCCACTGGCCCAATAAGCCGGTGGTTTTTCTTTTGGAGCAATACTATGAAATTAAATACAGAGTTACTTGTAATACGCGGCGTTATTTCCTCACTTGATGAGCAACAGCAAGCCAAGGTGACTGAGTAGCCGCTTATTCCTACCGTGCAGCGACGCCAGTCGGTTGATTGATTTGGGGGTGGTCGCTGATGTGAAAACGTTACGGCAACAGGCGGCACGCATTTCTGGCCCCTCAATCACTGTCGATGATGGGGTGAAGATAGAGCGGGGTGGTTGATGGGCATCAACTGGGATCAGCATCTTCTCGCGCCGTTGCATTCGGTATTTGGTGACCCGGTTGATTACCGGCCCGCGGGTGGTAAGCCAACTTATACCCTCAGCGGTATCTTTGATCGGGCCTACACCACCATCGATACACTGGATGATGGCAGCACCATAAATACCACTAATCCCGTTCTCGGGGTAAGGGACAGTGAGTTTCGTTCGCCACCCAAGCAAGGGGATCGGGTTTTTATTGGCATGGTGGCTAATGAACCGATCAATACCTTATTTGCCGTGGCGGATGTTCAGCCAGATAGCCACGGCGGGAGCAAACTCATTCTTAATCGGGTAAAAACATGAATACAGCCCAAGTCAGACAGCTGGTAGTTGCCGCCATTCTCGGAAAAACTGATGCAGAAAACCGCGTCTATTCTCCGCGTGACTGGCCAACCACCGAGGAGATGTATCCGGTTATTTTGGTGCAGACACCGATAGAAGAAAAACAGTCATTAGGCCGCAATGCGCCGCAGTTCAACACCATTACCACCGTGCGCATTACTGGCCGATTACAGGAACTTGACGGTGAAAATGAGAATGATGGGGCGAATAAGGCAGAGCTGGCGCTCGAACGTTTGCGAGAACAAATTGAACGGGCGGTGATAAACAGTTATGACCTCACCCGCCAGACACAACAGTTCGCTCGGGTGCGCTCAACCATTGATCTGGACTCGGCAGGTGAGGGCCATCTGGCTCAGCTGCTGATGGAGCTGGATATTGAATATTATCAGGGGCCAGAAGACTTCTACCCCATCGAGGCTGACCCGCTGCTGGGTATCGATATCACTATAGCGATGCCAGACGGCACCACCGAACCGCTAGTTTCCATAAACCTCTCGGAGTAAACCCCATGATTGTTAAACCTGTAACCGGTCGCACTGTGCGCGACCCGGTTAAGGGCACCTTTTTGCCTGAATCCGGCGCTGAGGTTCCCGATAACTCATTTTGGCGTCGTCGCTTAAACGACGGTGATGTGGTGCGCGAACAACCTAAAGAGGCTAAACCTGCGCCAGAAGCCACCAAAGCGGAGAAAAACAAATAATGACTATTCCCTTTACTCATATTCCGAGCAATCTTCGAACGCCGCTTTTCTTCGCTGAATTTGATAACTCTCAGGCGAACACGGCAACCACCACTCAGCGCACCTTAATCATCGGTCAGATGCTAAATTCCGGCACGCTGCCGGCTGATGTGCCGGTGCTGGTTTCTTCGGTGGCCACTGTTGCGGGGCAATGTGGTGCCGGTTCAATGTTGCATGGTCAGATGGCGGCTTATCTGGCCAATGATATTGCCGGTGAGATCTACATTTTGCCGTTGGCTGATACCGAGGCAATGGTTGCTGCAACTGGCAAAATCACCGTTACCACTCAGGCATCCGCGACCGGTGTTATCTCTTTGTATATCGCCGGTATTCGCGTACAGGTTGCGGTCGTGGCAACGGATGAAGTTGCTACGGTTGCCACTGCTTTAACGGCCGTAATCAATACGACGACATCTCTACCGGTCACGGCAGCGGCTGTAGATGCGGTGATTACTCTCACAGCTAAAAACAAAGGCGCACACGGTAACACCATTGATTTGCGGCTGAACTATCTGGGGAGTGCTGGCGGCGAAACCACGCCAGATAGCCTGGTACTGGCATTCACGCCAATGGCGGGTGGCGCGGGTGCGCCTGAACTGGATGATGCGCTGGCTAATTTGCAGGATCGAACCTTTGATTTCATTATCAATCCGTACACTGACACCGCATCATTGAATAAAATCAAAGAATTCCTGTCAGACAATACTGGTCGCTGGAGTTATGCCGAGCAACTCTATGGTCATAGCTTCGTGGCTCAATCCGGGACTTATGGCCAACTGACCGCCGCCGGTGAATTGCGTAATGATCAGCATGCTTCCCTGTTGGGGGTGAATGGCTCACCAACACCAAGTTACATCTGGTCAGCGGCTTATGTCGGCGCGATTGCACAAAGTCTGCGTAACGACCCCGGACGCCCGCTACAAACCCTGGTGATCAGTGGCGTATTGGCTCCGCCACTGGCCAGCCGCTTTACCCTGACTGAGCGTAATAACCTGCTACACAGCGGGATATCCACGGTCACGGTTGCCGACGATGGCACGGTTCAAGTGGAAAATATCATTACCACCTACCAAAAGAACAAGTACGGCGCGGAAGATGACAGCTATTTGCAGATTGAAACCTTATTCCTGCTGATGTTTGTCACTCGCTTCTTGCGTACTCAGGTGACGTCAAAATTTGCCCGCATGAAACTGGCCGCTGATGGTACTCGTTTTGCCCCCGGTTCGGCGATTATTACCCCAAACGTGATCCGCGCAGAATTGATAGCACAGTACCAGACGCTGGAATTTAACGGTTATGTGCAGGATGCAAAAGGGTTCGCCAAGGGATTGATTGTCGAAAAGAGCGCCAGCAACCCTAACCGTGTTGATGTGCTGTGGACTGGTGTGCTGATTAATCAGTTACGTATCTTCGCGGTTCTCAATCAATTCCGCCTCCAGGCGTCAGCATAAGGATTCATTATCATGGGTGATACATCCAATCGCCTCGCCGGGACAGCGTATGTCACGGTTGACGGCCTAACCATCATGGTGGCGGGGCAATTCAAATACAGCCCCTCTAAATTCAAGCGGGAAACGTTGATCGGCATGGATGGGGTGCATGGGTATAAAGAGACCTTTAATGCCCCCTTTATCTCCTGCCAAATCCGTGACAGTGGCGGCACGTCGATCAGTGATTTTAACGATCAGACTAACGTCAATATTGTCTGTGAGTTAGCTAATGGCAAAACGATTATCGGCAGTGGCATGTGGTCGGTAAATACCCAGGAAGTGGACAGTACCGAGGCAACGGCTGATATACGCTGGGAAGGTGGTTCGGTATCGGTGACGGAGAACTAAGATGTCTGAATTAGAACGCAGTAAAACCATTTCACTGGTTAAACCTATCTCGCATGAGGCCACCAAAACCACCTATGAGGCCATCGAACTGAGCGAGCCGACACTGTTGCAAGTGCAGCAATTCTACGATGAGCAAACTAAAAACGGTTCGCTTAGTGGCATGGGGTTGCTTATTTCTCTGGTGTCGAATGTGCCACGGGAAGCCATCAAAAAAATGGCTTTTACTGACTATAAAGTCTGCGAGGTCTACATGATGAGTTTTTTAGCTTACTCCCCGCAGCCAGAGAATGGGGTAACGAGCTAGCAGATGTGACCTATTACTATGGGTGGGGGCCAATGGATGCGTGGCTCCTGACCTATAGCCGATTGCAGTGGTGGTATCAGCAGGCCAATCGTATCAATCAAATTAAGGTGAGTAGTTATGGCTAATGCTTTTGATTTTGAACTGGTGGCCAACGATCAGGTAACGGCGACTATTCACCGTATTGACGAAGCGGTAAAGAAACTGGTTCCCCAGTTGGATAAAACCCGTGATGGTTTAAAACTGGGTGGGCAAGAGTCAGTCGAAGGTCTGGATAGTATCAACGATAAACTGCAAGGAATGGGACTGTTTGCTCGTGAAGGCGTCCAATTTATCGGTGATCTGGTACCGCCGCTGAAGATGGTGGGAGAAATTGGCAGTAAGGCACTCAGGTTTGGCGCGCTTGGCGCGGTTGGCTATATTGGCGTCAAGGCCGCTCAGGGGTTAAGTGCTGCCGCTGATTCAGCTTATTCACTTGATGTTGCGGCTAAAAATGCCGGTATGTCCGTTGATGAGTTTAGCCGTGTCAGTGGTGCAATGCAGATTTTAGGGGTGGATAGTGACTCTGCCCGTCAATCTGTTGAGGGTCTCTACAAGACGTTTAATGATCCCTTGTGGGCACGTAATGACACTACACAGGCGTTGCTGGCTCAGAACGGGATTGTCATTGAACGGCTCAAAGATGGCACAGCAGATGTCTATAAGACGCTGGACAATGTTGCCAAGATATTCCCTAAACTTTCACCCCAAACCCAGAAAACGCTGGCAGATGCTTTAGGATTGAATGCTCCCCTTTTAGCATTAATGCGAGAGGGTGCCAGGTACAAAGAGTTGCTGGCTAAATCGGATAGTTTTGGCCTAACGGTTGATCCAAAAGTTAATGCGCAACTGGTTGAACTGAATGCTCAGTTAAAGGAGGCCAGCGCTGCGATTGATGGGGTGATGACCAAAGGGAAAATATGGGCTGCGCAAAAACTTTTACCTGATGAAAATATGGTCAAGGGAAGTGCTGCAACCCAACTTCATGACATGAAGTTGCGCGAGAGTGATGATGAAAACTCATTTGCACATGGCGATAAACAAAAAGATATTCTTCATCGGGCACGAGTAGACGATAAATTCAAAGATACATTATCTCTTAAAGAAAAAGCCTACTTAACGTTGGGCTATCCAGATAAGGATTTTACCCAAAAATTAAATGATCAGTACGGTGCGGATTGGGAAGCGCAGGAAAAGAAACGGCTTGAGATAGAAAAGCAAAAAAACGTCGCTCCCGTTAAATCACCCTACCTACTCCCCGGCGAAGATCAGCAGCAAGTGAGACTAAAACAGTTAGAGTCACAGTATAACCTCCCTTCAACTTTGCTTGATCGGGTCTACCTGACTGAATCTAACCGAGGTAAAAATCTACTATCACCCAAAGGTGCTGAGGGGCCATTCCAATTTATGCCAGCGACAGGCAGAGACTACGGATTAAATACTACGGCAGACCGTATGGACTTTAATAAGTCCAGTGAGGCGGCGGCTAAGTATTTGGCCGACCTACTCAAAGATTTTGATGGTGATGTTAATCAAGCCGTTGCGTCTTATAACTGGGGGCAGGGAAATGTCAAAAAGCATGGGTTGGGGCGAGCGCCTGCTGAAACGCGTAATTATCTCCAGAAGATTATGCCGGGATTGCCCGCTATTCATCCTCAGCAAGGAGAGTTAACGACCGCCCCCTCTGATATCAACGCGCTACCGCCAATATCAATAAATGCATCCCAGCAAACTGGACGAGATGTTAATGATATCACTCAAGATACTGGCGGTGATAAGTCAGAAATTGAAATTACGCTGATTACTGATAAAACGGGGGAGCGTCAGAAAATAACTGCGCCAAAGGGGGCGAAAATATCAACATCTATGAATTATTCATAATGCTCAACTATGAAGTATAGTGATGAAATCATAGTCATACAGTGATAAATTGCAGTTAAATTAATATGTAAAGGTGTAAGTTATGAAATGGCTATTGTCAGTTATATTTTTCATCTCATTTTTTAGCTATGGAAAGGATGTTGATAATATTTGTCAAAAAATTGCTAAGCAAGGCGCGGGAGATAAAATTTCATTTCCCGCAATCAATATGCAATCCGCAGAGAAGCATGATCGGGCAATATGTTGGCAAGGAAAGGATATAAAACATTATGTGGCAAAAAAGTTAAATATTCCAGATTATGATAGTGATGCGATTATTGTCACTTCATCTTGGGCGACACTCAAAAATAATAAAGCATATTTTACCATCCTAAATATATCTAATGGTATTTCTTATATAGGCTCGATTGCGGTAGGTGATGATTTCCCCTTAAAAACTAGTCTGGTATCTATTATTAATTTAAAAAAGACACATCCAAATGCATTACTTGTTGCTTTGGATTTAAAAGGTCTCGGACTTTCAACCAATAAAGAGTACCACTATGTCTTTTTTAACGTAACCGCAGGAATGAAAGACGGTAGTACCGAATTTTTGGGAGGGTATCGTTTTTTAGATAAAAAGAATGATGACAATGATGTATCAGATTTGAAAAAAATAACTGATGGGAAAATAAATTACGTCAGAGATGATGGAACCTTAACTATAAGATTTCTCAATGAGAAAGATCATAAATATGACGGTGAACTTATCGATAATGACGGTCAGAAATTATGCGATTTAGACACCACAGTGCGGGGATGGGCTGTGTGGAGCGAATGTATTAATTAAACAATAATTGCTGAAGCTACTGACCCGCCTTGTGCGGGTTTTTTCATTTCTGGAGGGGATAAAATGTCACTGATCAGCAATGCACTTTCTGATTTATTAGGTACCGGTGGTGATAGTTGGCAGTGGTCAGAACACCTGCATCCCGCATCTTTCCGTGGGGTTCCCTTTGCAGTTATGACTGCGGAAGGGGTTTTTGGTCGCCGCCAGGCCATTCATGAGTATCCCTATCGAGATACGGCGTGGATTGAAGATTTAGGCCGTGCCACTCGTCGCCTGACCATCCGTGGTTTTCTTATTCAGAGTAGTGGTCTTTATACCGCGCCGGATGTTATGACCCAGCGTGATTCACTGATCGCGGCCTGTGAAATGCCTGATACGGGAACATTAGTACACCCAACGCTGGGCGAAATGACGGTCAGTATTCCTGAAAGTGGTCTTCGTCTGAATGAAGGGGCCGAGTCAGGGCGCGTTTTTGAATTTACACTGACCATCATTGAGTCGGGATTACGGGTATTTTCTATTACCAGTTCCGCAGATGCGGTTTCATCGATTCAGTCTTCATGGTTTGGTCTGGCCACCAAGTCCGTTGCGACCTTTATTGCTACGGTCAAAGGTGAGATCCGTTCCGTCACTCAAACCATCAGAACACTAAAAAGTACCGCCGCATTCTGGGTCAATATGGTGAATTCAACCACCAGTGAGGCGACAAATCTCGGCAATGTCCTCCGTTCAACCCTTGGGCGTGATCGCTATGGCCGCTACAACCACGGTACCGTCGGCGGCAGCGTATCAGGGGCTACGGCATCAGTTAGCACGCAAAGCGACACCACGAACTTGTCCGCGCTGGTGGCTCAAAAAATGGCTTTTTCAGTCGAGGGGCGGGCCTCACTGGTTGCTGCCAGCGATGCATTGAAAGAGGCTGCGACGGTAGAGGGGCATGCCAACGCTGCACTCGCGGTTGTTAACGCCATATTGTCCGGTGGAGCGAGCACGCTGGATTTAATTCGCATGATGCAGGAATTGACGAGCATCAATGACGACACCTTTCGACCGAATCCCAGCGACAACAGTACTGCTGCAGCCAGTTATCAGCTCATTATTGTGTTGTGTGCCGGTGCGATGGTGTTCGCCGCTTCGCAATATCAACCGGAAAGCTATGACGATGCGGTGGATATATTGACGCGGGTTTGTGATGTGGTAGACCGCGCGGCACTCGCTGCGGCTGATAGCGGCAATGACGAGGTATACCAGGCATTAATGGATTTACGTGGCTCGATTGTCACGCTGTTACAGCAAACTGGCGCGAACCTGTCTCGTGTAGAGATAGTCAATTTTAACCGTTCACTGCCCGCACTGAATCTTGCCAACCGGCTATATCAGGACGCGCGACGCGGTGATGCTCTGGTGAAAATGGCGGCTCCAGTCCATCCGGCATTTATGCCCATTCGATTTAAGGCGCTGAACTCATGAGTGATGATTTGACGCTACGGATTGGTAATAAGCTGATTACTGGCTGGGACAATATCCGTGTCACTCGCAGCATCGAGCGCTTACCGAGCGATTTTAGCCTGTCCTTGATGGATCTTTATCTCGGCAGTGATAACCAGCAGTGGGTCAATCCCGGCGACCCCTGCGTAGTTAATTTAGGTGATGATGTGGTGCTGACCGGGTATATCGATCGCTGGGCACCGATGATCAGCCGTAATCACCGCGAAGTTAGGGCGACGGGACGGAGTAAGTGCCAGGACTTGGTTGATTGCTCCGCAGAGTGGCCAAACAATGTGATCAGCCAATCGACCGCGCTACAGATAGCCCAACGATTAGCGATGCCTTACGACATTACGGTGACGACTGATGTGACCGATCTAGATATTGTCCCCCAATTTACATTGAACTGGGGGGAATCCTCACAGGAAATTATTGACCGTATTACCCGCTGGGCGGCACTGCTGTATTACGACCTGCCAGATGGGAACCTCTATCTGACTCGGGTGGGGACGCGCAAAGCGGCCAGCGGAGTCGCGCAGGGCATCAATATTGAAGATGCTGCGTATAACTCCGGTATGGATCAGCGCTTCTCTGACTATATCGGTGTGTCGATGTCGGTTAGCCAACTTCAGGAGCAGGTACAGGACGCAGGATATGGTTCGGTGACGTTAGCCCGGAGTCGCGATCCTGAAGCGGCCCAAATGCGTTATCGCAACCGCATTATCATTGTTGAAAGCACCATGAAAGCGCTAAAACTGGCGCAGCAGTGCATCGACTGGGAAATGAACCGCCGCTATGGGCGCTCTAAAGAGCTACTGGTAACGGTCGATAGCTGGCGCGATAAAGACGGTAAATTATGGGAACCGAACACGTTGATCCCGATCGATTTACCTATTTTTGGCTTAAAGGATGAACTCTGGCTGTTATCTGAGGTGACCTATCTCAAAGACGACCACGGCACCGCCGCGCAAATGGTGCTGATGCCGCCTGAAGCCTTCACCGTCCAACCTTATCAGTTTTATTCCAATCTTATGGAGATGAATCAGTGATGAGCGAATCAGGGCAACTCGCCAGGTTATACCGGCAAATAAAAATGATGATCGGGGTGGGGCGGGTGACAGGCAGTCATGATGGTGGTTCAGTTCAAACCGTCCAATACCAAACCCCGCTGGAAGTTCGTAGTGATACGCCGAGATTAGCCGAGTTCGGTTTTTCATCCGGGTTACCCGCTGGTACCGATGTGGTGATTGGCTTTCTGGGCGGCGACCGGTCAAGTGCCGTCATCATTGGTTCCAATCATCAGTCATCTCGTCATGTCGGGCTAAATTCGGGTGAAACGGTGATCTATTCGCAGTGGGGGCAATACGTCAAGTTAACCGAAGCAGGCATTATTATTGAGGCCAATAGCCAGCCGGTCACGGTTAATAATGCCACGGAGGTGACGGTTAATGCCTCGATAAAAGTACGGCTAAATACCCCGTTACTGGAGGTCAGCGGCGATATTGTCGATAACGCTGGTAGTAATAGCACCACACTGAAAACCCTGCGTGAAGCCTATAACGCCCACAATCACCAACTGAAAAATGTGCAGGGCGGTAGCGCGACATTAACCAGTGAAGTGACGGGTAAGGTAGTGAAATGACAACCGATATCAAAACACTCTGGGAGCCAGACAAATTGCTGGGCGACTGGCAAACCGGCGGCGGTGGGCTGCTGGATGGTAATGATTTAGAAACCGCTATTCTGATCAGCCTATTTACTGACCGACTGGCCCGTGCTGATGATGCTATCGATGGTGATGATCGCCGGGGATGGTGGGGCGATACTGGATCAGAGTACCCGATAGGTTCCCGCCTGTGGTTGCTGCGTCGCGAAAAACTCACCACTAAAGTCGCGCTAAAGGCCGAGGACTATGCCAATGAAGCGCTGGTCTGGTTGCTTGATGATGGTGTGGTAACCGCCATCAGTGCGAATGCTCAGATCGTTTACCCCAACCGCCTCAATCTCATTATCAGCTACCAACAACCCGAAAAAGCGCAGGTTTCAGTTAAATTTTCATGGGTATGGGAGACCTAATACATGCCATTTAATCGCCCTACATTAAGCGAACTACGCCAGCGCAACCTGTCTTATATTCAATCAGAACTAAAGACCGGCGGTAACTTATTACGCTTCTCCAATATCGGCGTGATCAGTGATGCTGATGCCGGAATGGCGCATTTGCATTATGGCTATCTGGATTATATCGCGCTGCAATCCACGCCTTATAATGCCACCGATGAATATCTCGCAGCCTGGGCTGCATTGAAAGATGTGTTTCGTAAACCCGCCAACCCCGCGACCTGTCCTACCGTCGAGTTTAGTGGCACTACAGGTCGTGCGATCCCCGCCGGTAGCCTGTTAAATCGGGCCGATGGTTATCAATATCGTCTCGATCATGGGATAACGCTGGGCGCTGGCGACACAGGCACTGGCTCAATCACGGCGGTTCTGCCAAGCGTATTGGATGACACCACGGGCGGTGGTATTGCCGGGAATGCCGATGCAGGAACGTCGCTGACATTGGATGTGGCCATTGATGGGGTTATGTCGGTGACCACTGCAATCGTTAAGATATCCGGTGGCGCTGATATTGAATCAGAAGATGCATTCCGTTCCCGTATGCTGCTGGCCTATCAAAACACCCCTCAAGGCGGCAATGATACCGATTATCGCAGTTGGGCTTTGTCGGTATCAGGTATTACTCGATGTTGGGTGAAGCGCCGTTTACAAGGTGTGGGCACGGTCGGTATTTATATCATGTGCGATGGCAATGATTCTGGCGGCTTCCCGGTCGGAACTGATGGCGTGTCTCAGCTTGAAGAGTGGGGCGCGGTAAAAGCGACCGGTGATCAGGGGCGAGTTGCCGATCATATCTACCCCTTACAACCCATTATCGCCATCATCTACGTTTGTGCGCCGGTAGCGGCACCGGTGAACTTTGTGATTAGCGGCATCTCTACGGCAAGCAGCGAAACCACCACGGCAATCAATACGGCTATTGATGAGGTATTTTTTACTGAGGGAGAGCCGGGCGGTAAAATATTATTGTCGTCACTGCTACTGGCCATCGGTGATGTTACAGGTACCAGTGGTTTTATTCTCGATTCTCCAACGACCAACATTCAGCTTGAAACCGGGCAATTACCTGTCCGGGGCACGGTGACCTACCTATGAGTCGATATTCTGTTAATGAATATACCTCGGCTCTGCAAGCGCTGATGCCTGGGGGCTTAGTTTGGCCGAAGATATCAGGCGGGGTTCAAACCAGCACATTACGGGCGTTGGCAAGATCCTATCAACGCAGTGATGAAGATGCCCGCGATCTGCTTGATGCGGCTTTTCCCTCAACGGCTACCGCAATGCTTCCTGAATGGGAGGCGACGCTTGGGTTACCGGATTTATGTGCGATAGGTGAGATTGATAGCATTATCCAGCGCCAGCGGGCCGTAATATCCAAACTGTTCGGCATTGGTGGGCAGTCAGTGGCTTATTTTATTCGGGTTGCTGAGGCGCTGGGTTACACCATATCGATTACTCAATATCGACAGGCTTGTTCAGGGATGTCAGTGTGTGGTGATGCCATCAATGGTGAGGAATGGCCGTTTACCTGGCTGATCACCGCGCCGGAGACCACCATCAATTATGCCCAATGCGGTTTGACTTATTGCAGTGATCCACTGCGTTCGTGGGGAAACAAACAACTTGAATGTCGGTTAACCGTATTAAATCCATCCCATACCATTCTTAAATTTGGCTACGTTAGCTAACTAAGCAATATCTATTCATTTAAAGCGCCTTAACTGGCGAGGGTTTCTTATGCAAAAAATTGGCGATATCCCCAACACGCGCGCCGACAATAATGGCGAGTTTACTGATGGTAATGTTGCTGGTGGCGTACCACCGACAATACTACCGGCAGAGTGGTTTAATACCATTCAGCGTGAATTAATTAGCATCCTGACGGCCGCTGATATTGAGCCAGACAGCGATAAATTTGATCAGGTAGCCACTGCTGTCTCTAAATTAATCACTGACGGTGGCTTTTTAAAAACAGCCAATAACCTTGTGGAAATTAAAAACGCCGGTGCCGCCGCTATTGCGACTACTCTCAGCAATCTCGGTTTAAGCGACGTTGCACATCTGCCACAGTTAACCGGTGTTATTGGCACATCATGCAATGCAAAAATGAGCGTTACAGCGGCATCAGCAACAGCCACTTTCACCGCAGATGAATTAATAGTGCAGACGGCGTTAGGTGGGCGTCAGTACAAACTGAGCAATCTCAATAAAACAATTAATACTTCAACGACAGGTGCAGGCGGCATGGATGTCGGTGCGGCTCCCGCATCAGGGTTTTTGGCTCTATATGCTATTTATAACCCAGCGACTCAAACGTCGGCATTGTTGGCGGTAAACGCCACCTCATTAACCGCTCCTGAGGTTTATGGGGGGGCTAATATGCCCTCTGGCTATACGGCGTCAGCTCTTGTATCTATATGGAAAACGACATCAACTGGACAACTAGACCTTGGCCGTCAGCGCGATAGGCATGTAGATATCCTTAGGTCGTTAGCTATGTCCGTAACAGATCAACAAACATCACTTACTCAAGTAGCTTTTGCAACCTTAATCCCTAGAAATGCTAAATCCGCTCATGGAGATATGCAAATATCTACGGCGTTATCTGCGTCTACTCTTACATATGTAATATCACCTGATATTTACGGAATAGGGGCAATGAGTTTTCAAGAGGCTGGCGGAACCGGTTATCAATCAGGTTTTAATATCCCTATCGCTGTGAGTCAGACTATTTCATATCGTTTTACAGCATCAGCTGGGACACCTTCATACAGTATTTATATGGCGGGGTATGAATTCTAATGATAATTTATGTGGCATTTAAAGATGATACTGAAGAAGTGATTGCGAATTGGTACTGCTGCCAACAACCAGTAGGTATACCATTCTATGCAGAAATACAGGCAAGTGATCAGAGGTATATTGCATATTATGACTCGCAACCAGATTACTTAAAAGAGTTCCTGCCAACACCAATATACTCATGATTATCATTATTTTGGGTTTTATTATTTTCAATAAACCAGCCACTTACTGGTTTATTTTATAATTGGTTGCTTACATTTCCATTTTTAAATCATGCTTTATTACTGGGTTGATATTGTATAGCCAGCTACATCCCTCTTGCACAAGAGTTAATCTAAGTGTGTAACTACCGCTTTTGGTTGGCGGGTTAACCAGAAAACTTACCTCTTCGCTCTCACCATTCAGTAACGTTCTTGGAAGCGGAACTCTACCCCCGTCAAACATAAGGGTGCTAGCGTCATTAGAAAACCACTGATATCCAGCATTAGTGGTTCCTTTCCCTTTGAATGGTGAAAGTGGATAATCTGATTTGTTTTTTATTTTAACTGTAGCTATATATCTCTTTGGCATAATTAATCTATTTAATATAGTGTCTGGATAATATGGGGTAAGGGAAATTAAATCTATTGATGCATTTGCAGATTTCAGGCATATCGGCTCTGATTTTTCCCATTCAGGAGTGGCATTAGCTATAGTTACGTTAGATACAGAAGTTCTATCATATATTACGATAAATGAATATATAGCCAGACATACTGATGTGAACACAATAATAGGAGATAATTTACCACTAACATTGGCTTGGTATATTACATAAACAGCAATCAATAGCGATATGGCTTTGACGAATCCAACGGGTTCCCATACTTGTATTTTTCCTAAGCAACTATAAACGACTGATAAAAACAATAATGAGACTATAAGTCCTACTGATGCATAGTTCTGCCTATCTTTTGTCAGAAATTCTGATATAGAATTCTTAACAGAGAAAAACAAAAAATATATTATAGTTATGAGAAATAATAACAAGCCAAAGCCAAGGTGGTAGAGAGGGTGAACTCTTTTTAAGCTATCACCAATTGTGAGAACTGTTACGCCATTAAAACTGCTGATCATATAATTTACAGCATCTACAAATGGAGCGCCAAGCATGCCCGCGCCTGAAGTGTTCATGTACATTGATTTTGGTACGTGAATATACAGATATGCTTGCCATGCTATTGCTATCAGTACGGGCACAATGTGGGGTAAAACTAGCTTAGCGATCGTTACAATACTGAATTTATACTTCTTATTTATGCATTCAATGATGAATAAAACGAATGAAATAAAGCCAAATATTACAGGTATTATTATGTACGATTCTTTTGAAAGGACAGCTAAACTTGCAATTATTATATATAACAATTGCTTTTTATTTAAATAAAGAATTATAGAAGTGATTAATAGAGCATCCGCACTGCCATCTACAAACCCAAATGCAACAGTATAAAGAGCGGAACCACCAACAGACCATAATAGAGCACTATATGGGGAATATCCTTTAGCCACCAGAAAATTACTCATTACTAAGGTAGCTATAAGAAGAAGAGAAACGCTAACGATAAAGTAAACAGAGGGAGAAACCCAATCCATGCCGAAAACTCTTGATACAAAGAATGCGAGCATAGGCACGCCAACTCTTTGAGCGCGGTAACTGGGCATGTCTAGGTGCTGCAGAGTATCCTTCAATAAAAGGGGGTCATCAGAATGATAATAGTAAAACTGTCCATCAAAGCCTCCTGATATTGGAGGAAGAACTTTATTAGTAAAACCGTGTGATTCAATATTGCTTGGTGCTGCGAATATTCCTCCAGGGAGAAGGTACTGATCAAAGTCCCCATTAAGCGAACCACGTAGCCCCACAATCACAATTGCTGCATAAACGATTACAGTGACAGCCAGTACCATGGCAACTTGCAGCTTTGATTTTACAGAAGTCATTCTTATTTCCAT